AAGCCCGATCTCGCAACCACGCCGCCGCCAGCGGCCTCAAACCCACCTTCTGATCTTAAGAAAGAACCTCCAAAGTCCGACGCGAAGTAACCTTCGCTAGGCTTTGGGGGTTCCCAGCAAGCCCGCCAGGGCGCGCTAGAGCACAGATACATCACTTGATGTATCTGTGCTGACTGACACCCCACCCTCGAAGGGTGGAGTGTCAGTACAAAAACGCGGAAAACAGAAATAGCTAAAAAGGATATTTACCAATGAAAAAACCTAAAAAAATACCAATGAAAAAATCCAAAAAACTATTCTCAAAAACCGCGTCCAAAACTCACAAAAAAAACTCAATGAACACTACCCGCCCCATGAGGGGCGGAATACGCCTCTAACGCACCACCAAAAAAGAAAGGAGGAACCACAATGCCCTGTGATTCCCCCATGCCCGCTTACCGGACTGACTCCGGTGATGTTATCATGTCCTCGCGGAAGTATAAAGCTTTCGCACCTCTCAGACTACCTTGTCAACAATGCATGGGCTGTCGTCTCGACCGCTCCCGTACTTGGGCTGTTCGCATCAGCCACGAAGCGCAAATGCACAAAGAAAACTGCTTCGTTACTCTTACCTACGCAAATCCTCCTGAAAACGGCTCGCTAGAACCGAAGCACATTCAGGACTTCTTCAAACGGCTTCGCCAGCACTTGGCTAGAGAAGCCCGAAAAAAATTGGGGTTCAAAAAAAGGCAAAGACTTAAACCCCATCAACGTGCTGCGCTCCGCGCCGCCACCATCTCTCCCCGCTACTTCCACTGCGGGGAATACGGTGAAAAACTCCACCGACCTCACTATCATGCCGTGATCTTCGGCTATGACTTCCCTGACAAAATACTCTGGAAACGTAACAACGGTTTCCCTTACTACGTATCCGAGCTCCTATCTAATCTCTGGGGCCACGGTTTCGTAACCGTCGGCGAACTGACCTTCGAATCCGCCGCATATGTTGCTCGATACGTCACTAAAAAAATCAACGGCCCCATAGCTAAAAATCATTACGAACGTCTCAACGAATTCGGTGAGTACGTTCAACTCGTTCCCGAGTACGCAACCATGTCCCGCCGGCCAGGCATAGGGAAAAACTGGTTCGCAAAATATCACACCGACGTCTTTCCTTCTGACGAGGTGATCCTAAACGGAAAAAAATTTAAGACTCCAAAATATTATGATCGCCTCTTTGATCTTAACTACAGCTACGACCACAACTTTACTGTGGACGAAATCAAAATCAGGCGTCACGATAAAGCAACTAAACACCTAAACAAAAACACACCCGAACGCCGCCAGGCCCGGGTAAAAATTCGGGACTCCCGAATTAAACAATTAAAAAGGGCTTACGAATATGATTCTTAAAATTTTCGCTATCTACGATCAAAAGGCAGAAGCCTACCTACAGCCCTTCTTCCTTCCTACGACCGGCATGGCCGTTCGCTCTTTCATCGAAGCTTCCAATGACCCAAACTGTCAATTCTCCAAAAATCCGGAGGACTTTTTCCTCTACGAAGTCGGCGAATACGACGACGCTCACGCAGCCCTGACTCAGGGCAAACTTATCTCTCTTGGCTCTGCTCTAGAGCACCGCACTCAGGCCAAGCACTTCATCCCTGGAACCAAAGAACACAAACTCGCTCAAGACTATGGAAAGGCGCAGTAAATGAAATCTGTAATGAAACACAACTTCTCCGAAGTTCCTCGCGCCGACATTCCTCGCTCATCCTTCGATCGTTCCCACGGCTTCAAAACTACCTTCGACGCCGGCTTTCTCGTACCGATGTTTCTCGACGAGGTACTTCCCGGCGACACTCTCAATCTGCGGGGCAACTTCTTCGCCCGCATGGCAACCCCGATTGTTCCTGTGATGGACAATCTATTCTTCGACACTTTCTACTTCTTCGTTCCAACCCGTCTTGTCTGGAACAACTGGCAAAAATTCAACGGCGAGCAAACCGACCCCGGTGACTCGACCGATTACACTATTCCTCAAATGACCGCCCCGGTCACTACCGGCTATCCCGCCGGCTCTCTTGCCGATTACTTCGGCATCCCGATCAATATCGATACATTCACGCACAACTCATTACCGTTTCGTGCGTACAACCTGATCTTCAACGAATGGTTCAGAGACCAAAATCTGCAAGACTCTCTCGTTGTCGATAAAGACGATGGTCCCGACACTTACTCAGACTACTCCATCGTAAAACGTGGCAAGCGCCACGATTACTTTACTTCCTGCTTACCTTGGGCTCAAAAAGGCCCAGCTGTAGACATACCACTTGGAGACTCCGCACCAGTCGTCTCCACAAATGCTGCTTTCAAAATGTGGAACACCACGAGCTCCGCGAACGAAAGCCTTATCGCTTACAATACCGGCCCTGGCCGACTCAACCCAAGCGGCGGTACTTTCACCGACGCACTCTCCATGAAATGGGGCACCGAAACTGGACTCGAAGCCGATCTCTCGGCTTCCTCTGGCGCCACTATCAATGCTCTTCGCCAGTCCTTCCAAATTCAAAAACTCTATGAGCGCGACGCCCGTGGCGGTACGCGCTACACGGAAATTATCCGCGCCCACTTTGGCGTAACTTCCCCGGACGCAAGACTCCAGCGCCCGGAATATCTCGGCGGCAATTCAACGCCGATCACGATCAATCCGATCGCTCAAACATCGTCTACCGACGCAACTACTCCTCAAGGAAACTTAGCCGCTATGGGCATGCTTTCCTCTAAATCATCTGGGTTTACCTACTCCGCAACCGAACACGGCTATGTCATCGGACTCTGCAACGTTCGCGCAGACCTCAATTACCAACAGGGACTCAATAAACTGTGGTCCCGCGAAACTCGTTTCGACTTCTACTGGCCCGCTCTCTCGCACATCGGCGAACAAGCCGTTCTCAACAAAGAAATCTACCTCCAGGGCGACGCCGCTGGAGCAAACCAAGACAATGCTGTCTTCGGATACCAAGAACGCTACGCCGAGTACCGCTATAAACCATCATTAATTACGGGCCAATTCCGTTCTACTTACTCGACTCCCCTGGACATGTGGCACCTTGCCCAAAACTTCTCTGCTCTTCCTGTACTAGGGAATACCTTTATTCAGGATTCCCCACCCGTTGCCCGTATCTCTGCCGTTCCCTCTTACCCTGACTTCCTGCTTGACGCTTATTTCAAGTATACCTGCGCAAGGCCGATGCCCACGTACTCTGTACCTGGTCTCATCGATCACTTCTAATGGCGTGGGCAGCTGCAATCGGTCAAGCCGCTGGGGACATGTGGAACGCTTATCACCAGCAAAACACCAACAAGGAAAACGACCGGCAAGCCACCCGGCAAATGGACTTCCAGGAATATATGTCGAACTCCGCCTACCAACGGGCGGTTGTAGACATGAAACGTGCCGGTCTAAATCCCATGCTCGCAGGTCTCAATCAGTCTCCCGCGAGCTCTCCTCAAGGCGCTTCTGCCACTATGGTCGCTCCTCGTATGGGCGACGCTCTAAAATCTGCATCTAATTCTGCTCTTCAAGTCGCAGCTTTGGATAAAGAACTCGACAACAAACAGGCAGACACCGAACTAAAACATCAGGCAACTCTCACTGAGGCCACAAAACAAGAACAAAACGTTTCCTCTGCGAAACAGGCCGAAGCTACTGCTGCTCAAATCAAGGAAGACACGATCAACTCCAAAATTAAAAACGAACGCGATTCTCTCGAAATGATCATGGAGAGGGACAACGTTTCTCGCCGCCAGGCCGAACGTGAACTCGCTAAAGAACAAGCCGACCAGGATCGCAAATTCATAAAATTCGATAATATTCAAAGGCGCACTGACGCCGTTCTAGGAACTGCCAACTCTGCGGCTTCTCTTGTTAAACCCAAGATCCAAATCAATACCAGTAATCCAAAGGCGGGCTCTTACCGCCGTTACCATCCAGGGGAATAGATGACTAAATCAGTCCAAAAAATAAAATTTCGCGCGAACTACGAACCTTCAGTACCAGTAAACCTCGCCACTCCTCCTGAGGAAGGGCGCACCAAGCAAGCTGACAAAGACAGCTGCGATATAAATCAAATCTTGGCGAAATACGCCAAAACCGGCCTCGTACCCGGAAACTCTAAACTCCCTCGCTACGGAGACTTTTCGTCTGCCGTTTCCTATCAGGAATCCCTAAATCTAGTCATGGAAGCCCAGGAACTCTTCTCCCAAATGCCTGCAAAGGCTAGGGCATTCTTCGAGAATGACCCTGCCAAGTTCTTAGCCTTTGTAGAAGACCCTAAGAACGGCCCAAAACTCATCGAGCTAGGGTTGGCTACTGCCAAGCCCGATCTTGCAACCACGCCGCCGCCAGCGGCCTCAAACCCACCTTCTGATCTTAAGAAAGAACCTCCAAAGTCCGACGCGAAGTAACCTTCGCTAGGCTTTGGGGGTTCCCAGCAAG